CTAAACTTCTCTCAATGTAAATTCAAATTCTCCGTAGCCAAGCATCTGATTCTCGCCGTATTCGCCGACCAGCTTGACCAGTAGCTGTTCGTTATTTCTGTCCGGGTTTATCCACAGAAACGGCTCGCGCCGCCGCTGGGCGTAAAGAAACTGCCGCAGCTCGTTGCCTTTTACTCCACTGACATAAAGCGTATTTAGCGTGAACTCTCTTTTTTGAGGCGCGTCTTCAATTACTTCGTCGCTGCCCGAAATCGGCTCGAAATATCGTAATTTTTGGAGGTATTTGATTGAGAGCGGTCGCCTGTGGCAAAACGAGATTGACGGCAGCGTTTCAAAAAGTTCGATGGCGCTCAAAATCGCAACCGTCGTTCCGCCCGAAATAAACGTCGCGGCGATTCCCGACAGTCCGGTGGGCAAGAGAAATTCTCTTAACGACGCCGTTTGATAGCCGTTTTCGCCCGTATCCCAATTTGCGATTTGCCCGCTACTGCCGATGTTTATCGTCCAGACGCGCTGACCGGGCGTGCTGGTGCCGCCCGCGCCAGCCCAGAAACGAAATTTATAACGCTTTGCCGGATTAAGTCCCGCAAAGGAATATCCAAGCGACGTGCTTGTATAACGCGCGGTTTGGAAAACTGCGTTCGGCGGCGGCGACGACAGCCCGGGAGGAATAACGGCGGTGAACGCGCCGTAGTCGAAAGGTGTTCCGCCCGTAAAAAAAGCATCCGCGTCAAAAGGCGCAACCGCTCCGCCGCCGCAATTTATTCTTATGTCTGGCATTTTTTTACATTTCTCAACGCATTAAATCAAATTCCGGCATCGCGTATCTGCCCTTATTCTGGTAATCGTCGAGCAGCGGCGATAATTTATGGTCGCCGCCGCCGCCGCCGCCGCCGCCGCGCGTCGGTCGATTGTCGATGTCGTTATAAACCGGCTCCTCGGGTTTGGGTTGGGCGGCGAGCGGAACTGCCGAGTCGGGGAAAAACGAGACAACCGAGACGCCGCCGTATTCCGCCGCGTCGACTTTCGACGTAAAAAAGACGTTCACCCAATCACCGTCGATGTCGCCGACGATGATTTCACCCGTGATTTTATCGTCGTGCCACTGCGTTCCGGTGTCGGCGTCGTAAAAATACGCGCCCAAAACAGCCGTCGTGCCTGATAAAATGTCGGGCGTGTTGATAAGATTTCTGCCGAAGGCGAGCGTGATATTCGAGATTTTCAAATCGATTCCTTCGACCGCCGCCGTCAATTCCAAATTGAGCGCGCCCACAGGCGCCAGCTTGCCGAGATAAGTTACGCCGCCGGAATTCGTATCGCCTGTCGAAAAATAGAGCATTGTGCCGTCGCCGAGCGTTACGACCAAAGTCTCGCGCCGTGCCGCGCGTCCTAAAACGTCTTTCTGCGGCTGTGTTAAATAATCTCTCGCCATCGTTTTTAAGCGCCGCGCCGACCTCCGCGATTGACGTATCGCTTGACGCCGTTAATCGCAATCGATTCAATCTCGGCGTTCGTAATCCGCTCGCCGTTTAAGTTGATAACGATGTCGCCGATTTTAATTTCCGGCGTATTATTGTTGCCGTTTGGATTGTTGCCGCTGTTGCTGACGACGATCGGGGCGGCGAAGCTCACTCCTGAAGCAAATCGCGGCGTTTCCGCTTTCGGCGCATAGTTCGGCAATCCGGCGTGAGCGACGACATCGAAACCTGCGGCGCGGCGCATTCTGTTTAACTGCCGCTCGTTGGCGACAATCTCGCCGTCGCCGATAAGTGCTTTGATATAATCACGCCCGGTGTATTGTCCAGGCATCTGTCCGTTCCTACGTTTGAAATCATTGTGTTGCGAGCGAAACGCCTTGTCCATATAAACGCCGCCAGCGAATTCTCCGACGAAATCTTTTGCCACTTGTCCGCGATTGATGTCCCACGCGTGCGCCTGCGCCGCAGATTCCGCGATTTGCTTGACGAGCGGGTCGATGCGCGCGCGTCCGTCGGCAATGGCTTTGTTGCGTGTTTTTTTGTCTTTCAGCTGACTCATCGCCTCGTAATACTGGCTTTGAATCTGCGTCGAGTTGGAGATGCCCGTATCCCAGTTTATTGAGGGCGGTCGTCGGTCGAGCTGCGCTTTTATCGTCGTCAACTGCGTGAAAGCGTCGCCGACGCTCCCCTGCCACGCTTTCGTGTCCTTTTTCTTTGTGCCGCCCGTGAATAATCCGACGATGCCGCCGATTATTCCGCCCGCCAGCGCGCCCCACGGTCCCAACATCGCGCCGAGCTGCATTCCCGTGCCAGCCGTCGACACGGTGCTTCCGGCTCGACCGGGCAGCAATCCGCCGAACATCGCCATCAGCGCACCCGCGCCAGCCATTTTTCCCGCCAGCGCGCTCTTTTTGCCGCCGTTCAGTAAATTCGCTTTCGACGCGAACAAGCCGCCTTCTTTGGTCGAGAAAAGGTTTTTGAGATTGCCGAGAATTGAGCCGCCGCCTGCCGCTTTGAATTGTCCGGTTTCGTGCAAATTGCCGCCGCCGGACGAAGAAAAACCTTTGCCTAATCCGAATTGATTTAAAATCGACGCGATGCCGCCGCCCGATGAAGAAGAAGCTGACGAATTGCCGCCGCCGAATAATCCGCCGAGAATTGAGCCGTAGCCGCCGGATGCGCCGCCGCCGCCGCCGATATTTCCTGCAAACGGATTTGCAGAATTGCCGAAAGACGAGCCGCCGAAAAATCGTCCGCCGATGCCGGGAATTCCTGTGCCGCCGCCGATGCTCGTAGAGCCGCCGCCGAACGCGCTGACCGCGCCGAGTTTGTTATCAATCGATTCGAGATGCGTCGCCGATTTGTTCGCCGCGTCGAGCGCCGGATTTCCCGTCGATTTGAGCGAATCGCCAAGACCGGGAAAAATCGAATCGGTAATGCGCGAGAAAACGCCGTTTAGCGCGTTTTGTCCGATTGCTTTTGCCGGTTCGATTAAAAACGAAAGATAGCCTTTCGTTTTCTCGTTCAATTTGTCGAGTGGCGCGAGAAGTTTATTGCTGACGCTGTCAAATGTTTTATTGAAGCCGTCGGCAATCGCTTCGTTTATATTTTTTGCTTCCGCAAGGTGCTGGTAAATTCCGGCGCGAATCTCGGTATTGGAAATTTTCATCGAGTTCGCCAAATCCGATTGGGCGCGATTTGTTGCGATTACGGCGTCCACCTCGCGGCGACGTAAATCTACGATGTCTCTTAATTGTGCGGCTTGGATTTCGAGCGCGTCGTTTGCGCCGCCATTGGCGATTTGGTCGCGCAAATCGGTGATGTTTTGTTCGAGTGATAATTGTTCGCGCTTTGACGCCAGCATCCTGCGCTGGTTTGTAAAGGCTTCGTTTGCGTTTTGGCGGCGAAGCAAATCGATTGCTTGTTCAGTATCTCCAAGTTCGCGCAACTGGTCGTTTTTCGATTGCAGAAATTTCAAATCGACTTCTTCGGCTGAATTTCGGCGAAGCAGCAGCTGATAATCGATTTGCGCCTGCAGGGTCGCCTCGCTGCGGGCGAATGATTGGTCTTCAAGAAGCGCGGTAACTTCGCCCATCATATTCCGCTCGCGCATCACGAGATTCTGACGCCGGACAACTACGCCGTTAATGTCTTCGGACAAACCGAGCGATTCACGCAAGTTTGCGACATATCGCTCATCTTCGTTTTGCTGCGGCGATATGTCGCTTGAAATAGCGGAAACGCCGCCCGTAATTATTCCCCGCGCGTCGAGCTTTGCCACGCGGTTCGCTTCAAAAGTCGCGGCAATCGATTCTTTCGACGGTTGGACGACGCCCGCCTTTTTCGCTTCTTCGGCGGCGAGCGATTGAAATCTATCGAGCATCTCGCCGGTCGGAATAAGTCCGACGATTTTGTAAAAACCGATTGCCTTTCGGGTTAGTTTTTCCTGTTCGGCTTTGGTAAGAGCGTCGGACTGTTTCTGATTGAAGTTTGCTATATCGTCGCCCGTATAGCCTGCGGTCTTGCCGCGCCGTTTTTCGTCAAGCTGTTTGAGATATTCAACCGGAACGCTGTAATACTTTTGCGGAAGAAAAAAACTTTTATTCTTGCTGTTACCAAGATGAACATTTGGTCCGCTTGACTTAATGCCCGGAAAGAAACCAACAAGTCGTTCGTCAATTATCTGCTTGCCTTTTTCGATTCCCGTTACAATTAGTCGCGTCCAATCTTCAACCGATTTGCCGGGATTAGCTTTAACAGACGTATCAACCGCGCCTGACCCGGCGTGATTAGTCGCGCCGTTCGGTCCGCCTTTGCGAAACGCGCTTCCCGGAATAAAATCCTGACTTCTAATAATGTCTTTGATTTCCTCAAACGGATTTTTACTTCTGCCGGCGCTCTTTCCTTTTGCGCCGCCGCCTTTGCCCAATCCGTAATCTTCGCCGCCTTCGTCAGTGCCTCTGCCTAAACCCGAATTTCTGTTTTTATTTTTGAGTTTATTCGCCGCCGCTTCGTCGCGCTTTCTTTGCTCTATGGTGTCGAGAGCGCGCAAATCAGCAAAACGGTTGGTTTTCGCCAGATGCAGATTGGCGAGTTTGTCGTAAGTGTTGAAAATGTTTGTGTCGGCTTGGAGTTTAGCGTTCGCGGCTGAAAGCTCTGCGCCGTAATCGCGCGAATAATCGGTGTCGGATTTTTTGAAATTCGGCAAAGCGTCAACGAAACCGATTCCGAGCGCCGATTTTGCTATGTCCGGCACAGATTTCAAGTAGTCGATTACTTCGTTTAGTTTTCCGCCGAGCGTGTCGAGCGGCTTGACCATATACTCAATCATCACGTATTGAATCGCTTTGCCCGCGACGGTGAACGAATCTTTGACGACTGTTCCCATCATTGAAGCCGCCACTTGAATATCGGTTAGTATTCCGGTTACGCCGTTTGCGTAGCCGTTCCACGAGATTAAGGTTGAAGCTATGTTGTGTCCGACTTCGGCGAACGTATCTTTTGATTGGTCTTTATGGTCTGAAAGCGTTCCGGTCGTCTCTTTTATATGACCGATGACAATTTCCATCAGCGCGCCCGCGCTTCTGCCCCATTCTGTCCACGCGCCGCGATTGGCAATTAAAAAAGACGAAATATCTTCCATCGCGCCCGTAATGACAGGCGCAAATTCCTTGCCGATGGTCAAACCGAAACCCTTGACAACTTTTTGAAGCTGAATATACGCATCGCTAAACTTTTTCGCTTTTTCAACGCCGTCTTGGTCGAAAACCAGTCCGGCTTCGATTGCTTTTTGTTTTGCTTCTTCAAAACTTCCGCCGAGTTTAAGAAACGTCGGAATCAGATTTGCGCCGGATTTTCCGAATAAAGCGATAGCGACGCCCGCACGGTTCGCGCCCGCCGGAATTTCGTTGAATTTTGTCAGAAATTGAGCAAACGCCGCTTCCGGGTCTTTGACACCGGCTTTGATGTCGATGCCCATTTGCTTGAAGACGCCTGAAACTTTGCCGCCGCCGCCCGATAAATTCTTTTCAAACCGCGCAAAGCCGGTCGTAAAATCTTCGATTGACGAGCGCGAAATGTCCGCCGCGCCTTTTATAACCGATAAGGCTTCGGCGGACATTCCGATTTTCTGCGACGCCGTGAAAATTGTCGTGCCGGTTTCGGAGAAACTTTTAGCTAACCCGAAAACGCTTTCGCCGATGCCCGCGATTCGCCCCGGAATTGAAGCGAGCGCGGAGACGACGCCGGTCGCTAATCCGCCGACGAGCGTGCCTAGTGCCGCGCCGCCGAAGGCTTGCGAGAAAATTGAACTTGATTTGCCGGCAGAGTTTTGTGTTTCTCTTTCGAGCTTTTTTAGTTCGGCAATCGCGGCATTATTCGCCGCTTTGCTTTCGCCGATTTTTATACGTGTGAGGGCTTTTTCGCTTCTTTCGATTTCAGCGTTCGTTGCGCGATTTGAGCGCAGACGTTCGGCGTCGAGCCGTTTGGCATCGGCGAGCGCGGCTTTCATCGCGGGGTCGCCGCTCAAAGAAGGACTTCGACCGCCGCCGCCGCCGCCCGACGGCGCTCTATTCTGCGGCGCGACTCCGGCTGTCAAACCTGAAAAAACTTTCTTTAGATTGTCGGCGGTTTTCTTTGCTTCTTTGTCGATGTAATCAAAGGATGAGCGAAACGAGCGATTTACGCCTGCGGTATCGCCTTTGCCGACAACTGTTATTTGAATTGTTTTATTCAAAAGAAAACTCCAAAAAAAAAAGCGACCAAACAACCTAAAGGTTGGATTTGGTCGCCTACGGGCAACTAATAAATTGTTATTATTTGCACGGCTGCGCCAAATTAGGGCGCAACCATAATGCTGCACAAATAAATTAAGTGTATTTTAGATTAAAAACATATAAAAGACAAGAAATTACTTTTAACCTTTATTCTTCTATTTTCCGCTTTGATAAGATTTTCCCAGTTTCAAAATTATAAAGCCAAATCTCTTTCATTTCTACAATAAGTGAATAATTATATCCTTTAACTTCTTCTGGATTATCAAGCGTAGGCTTGTATAACGCGGTGGCTGTTTTAACAAAAGGTTGCAATGGTTCGCCTATTACGAGAAACCGCAAATTCGGCACAAGTTTCATCGCTTCCTGTGGCGGCACATTTTCTAAATAGAAGTCTGGTTTTATTTTTTCCGTTTCAATAAATATATTTTCATATTCTTTATAGCTAATTATTCGTTTGACTCCGAAGGCATTTTCACCAACGTATGTTTTGCCTTCAAGTTGTTTATGCGACCAAGTATGGTATTTACCAAAATTAAGGCATTTTACCTTCATTAGCGTCCGCAATATAATCGCATTCAATCGGAATGCTGAACGCTAACAAATCACTTGCAGTCAGTTTTGCGGAAATTCTGCGGTCATACATACCATTCAAGCGTGATTGACAGTTTTTAGTGGTTTCATATTTGCCGCAGCCTTTTACTATTTCGAGTGCAAATGATAAAAAAGTTGGAAGAAAAGAGCGGGCATCGTGTCCTAAATAGCGTGGCGGCAAAGCACTAACTTTAGTGTCGAACGAATTACTTTCGTATTTAGGTGAGATTGATTTGCTTGCTGCCTGCGCTTTGGATTGCCCGAATCCATTAACCGCAAAACACAAAACAAGAATAAAAAAGGCGAGTATTTTCATATACTCGCCTTTATAACTTTAAAGTTAAGGTTTGTAAATTTATCTACTCTCGAATCGAGTTTTGAAATTTAACTTCATAAGCGGAATTGCGGCGAAATAAATCTCACAGACAGCGTTCAAGTCTTCATAAGCCTTTTCCAAATCTCCAATGATTCCATTTACGCCGACTTCTTTAATCTGTCCTAAATGCGCCTTTTCGTCTTTTGGACGGCGATTGAAATAAGCATTGTGGGCGGTTTTGGCTTTCCTCCGAGCGGCAGTTACCAATTTATCGGCAGCAGGCTTGTTAATCGCTTGAATTTTCATTTGCGAGCGCATCTCGGCGATAGCCGCGTTAATTGTCATAATCGCGGTTTCTGCTTTTTCGGAAATTGTTTTCATCTCATTCCAACTTGAAAGGTAATTCGTATTGGACATTATACTTAGATTGTAGTTCTTTCTGAAATTCTTTTGCCTCATTCGCGTGATATTTTGTTTTTGAGATGTGGTAATTGATTACCTGCTTGTATTGCTCGATGTCGAAAAGGCGCGGCTGCATATAAACGTGAACGATTTCGCCGACTTCGTTTTCGATTTCAATATTCGCAAAGGCTGGTCTGCCGCGCTCGTCTTTCAGAGTTTTCAGCCATTTTCGGGTTTCCGATTTTTGATAAGCGAAAATCATTTCTGCCGGGTCTTTGCCCGCCCACATTCCGTTGGCAATCAACAGATGCGTTAAATCGTCGGTTTCAGAAAACTTATTAACGGCTAAAATTTCAAGAACCTTCTGTTTTGGTGATTTTTCAATTTTCTTACTCATTATTTAATTGCTCCTCCATTTCCTGAATAAAATTGCCGATTTTCCCTGCCAAGTCTTTAGTGTTTTCGTAGTAGGAAAGCCGGGCTTGCTTTGACCAATTCCGCCAGATATAAGAAATTCCACCGTTTATATTTATGCTGTTAATAGTCCGGTGAATTTTATACATCGTTTCAGAAAAATTAACGTCTGGGTCTTCCCCTTTTTCAAAATCGCGCTTATATTTCTCGACTATCTTAGTAACTTCCCCGATTCTGCCTTGAGCTAAGTCCTCTCGTATTTCCTTCTGTCTTTTGGTATCGACAACATCAAGAGCCTTTGCCATATTGATTGCGTCTTTCTGTGTGGGAACGCTCACAATCTCAGGGTATTTTTCCTTCGCCTCAACAAACGCGCCTGCCGTTCGGACGGTTTTTTCACTTACGCCAAATTCCTTTGCCATTACTTCAGCGGTTCGCTTAGGCTCAACGTCTAAAATCAAGTGGTAATTATTACCACTTGATTTTCTATCGCCCCCGTGCCGCTTTTTCCGCAAGTTGTAAAGTTTGCCGATAAAATCGGTTTTTTGGTCTTTGGTTAGATTTCGCCGTCCGAGTTGGTTCGTGTAAATCCACTCTAAAACTTCATCTTCGGTTTCAAATTCGATTGAGCGGTCAACCGTCCGAAACGGAATATTATTTTTAGTGCAGATATTGTGTCGGTTGTGTCCGTCAATGATTTGATTTTCCCAAATCATCAGCGGCGTTTCGCAACCGTTTTTGATAATGCTTTCTTCAAGCTGGTTATGTTCTTCTTCTGACAAAGGCGGAAGAAGTTCTTTGAATTTTGGATTTATTTGCAGGTCGTCCATAGTTTTTATTGGTCAAGCCTTTTTTGATAGAACGCTTTCAAATCGTCAAAGCATTCTTTAACAGTCGGGTCGATTTTCTCGTTAAATTCTTCCACGTATTTCGTCGGCAAATCATCGAAAGAATCAATAAATTTTTGCTTGCCTTTTGCTGAAAATCGGTCGAATTTTGCCGTCATCCCGGAAATTATGATTTCCATTTTTGCCAGCCATTCGGAATTGTCCGCTTCGATTGGCTGTGATAATGCAACCGAAGGAATGGCGACGACGACCGCCGCCGCGCCGAGAAGTTTTAGGAAGTTGCGACGTGATTGGTTTAGATTTTTCATTGAATCACCTCTGCGTCTAAAACGTCCGCCGATTCGTTTTCTTCGTAATAAGCGCAAAGAATCGCCTCAATTTGTTTTGGAACTGTCCGCTTGCACCGTTTGGCGTCGTCTATTAACGTGATAGCTATTTGTTCCGGCACTTTTATTCTCTTTGATAAAGAGACGTTCATCGTGTTATTATTTTTATTCATCTGGTTACTCCTTCTTAGTTTGGGGTAAAGAAAGGCTTAGAAATCCCGCAAAGATTTCTAAGCCTTTCGCCGTTAATTACAGTCGGGACAAAATTCGCTTCCGTTGCCGAATCCCCAGCCGCGCCGTTTGAGTTCGCTTTCCGTTCCCGTCGATTGGTTCGGACAGCAATCGCAAAATGCGGTCGTCGTCTGTTCGACGGTTTTGATTTGAAAATTAGCGCCGCCTGCGTTCATCGTTTCGGTCGTTGTGGTTGTTGTTTGAACTTGCATTTTTTAATCTCCGTGTAATTTATTTAGTTAATTGCTTAACTAAAATTATTATACTCTAAACGCAAATATATTTGCAAGTAGAGAATAACCAAACGCAAATATATTTGCGTTTGACAAACATTGTCGAAATAGCGATAATATGCGTATGATGTTTGACGTGATTAAAGTAACTTTAGAAAAGGCTTTGGCGAAGAAAAAAATAGGCGGAAAAAAGATTTCAATGTATCGACTCGCTAAAGATACGGGCGTTGCTTATTCTACGCTTTGGAAGCTGAAAACAGGGCGTGTCAACTCTATTGATTTTGATGTTTTGGCAAAAATTTGCGATTACTTAGAATGCAAGCCAAACGATTTACTCGTAATCGAAAAATAAAAACGTGTATCCAAACCCATCCCAAATCTTCACGCCGTTCGCCTGTTTATTTATGAGTAACGATTACGAAAAGACGCAATTAAAAATCAAGAATTGGTTAATGGAAAGACATCACGCTGTCCAAGACATACCGAAAAGCGGATTTGCCTGGACGATGCTGGCGACTTTGCCGAGTACCGATAGCGGCTTTCTTGTAAGTATGGGTTTAGGCGCGCCCGACATTATAGGATTTTCTCTCACGGTACAATTAGCGCAATGGCAATCATCATTAAACAGTCTGGCGATAAAAGAGAGAAAAGAATTTCTTTACGATTTGCGCTTAAGGTTGCTGTCTTTTAACGTTGAATCCCCGATTCCTCTCGAAGATTTGCCGAAGGTCATAATTTCTACGGTGCTATACGTCGAAGAACTCGGCAAGCCGAAGTTTTGGTCGGCAATTTATGAATTGCAGAAAGCCGCCGTCTGTGTTCTCTGGTCTTTCGAGAAAAAATTCACCTTAGACGCTGACCGTCCGATTTATGCGCCGGGTTCGCAAGGCGCACATTAAAATAACCGGCATATACCAACAACAAAAAGCCCGTCCATTCCTGAACAGGCTTTTAAAATCTACAAACTTAAATTTCAATCTCACTTCAATATGGCAGACTTCAAATTCTGCAAAAACTCATTATCATTCAGCAAACCTTCTTTAATATGTTCCGGCAAAACATTGGCGGTTTGGACAGTTTGGCGCAGGGCGCGGTTTATCAGTGTTTGGTAACCGATGCCCGATTCTTTTGCCGTTTGCTTATAGTGTGCGACGATTTCAGAATCGAGATAAATAGTAATTCTGTCTTTGGTTTCATCTTTAAGCGTGATAGCCGGTCTGTCTGTTCGATTGATTTCACGCCAGCCCATTTCTTTTATTTTATTCTCAAACTCACTGTCTTTTTCGTCTTTTTTCATATTCATTCACCATCCATTTTTCCGCGCGGCGTGCGGTGATAAATCTAACTTCCGTTTCGGTTGCCGTGTAAGATGCAAAGGTTACGCCGTATTTGGCGGTTTTAGCGATTACGATAAATCGTTTTTCGCTTTCGGTTGAATGTTCGTAATCTTCCAAATCAATAGAAAAAACATCTTCAAAAACATCTTTGATTTTAGCAAAATCAACGCCGTGTTCTTTGATTACCTGCTTTCTTTTTGATTCATCCCAAACGAACATCATATAAAGATTATACATACTTTTATATGTATAGCAAGTAAAGGATGGTTATTTATTCTGATGGTTTATTAGCAATCGAAAAATAGAAAAAGCCCGTTCATTTCTGAACAGGCTCAAAGTTAATCAATTTACTTTCCGCTAAATCTTTTATTTGCAATCGGACTAGGTAAAAACTAACCTGACGTGGTATTTTAATAATCCTTTGAGAGTTAGAAAAAATAATCGTTGATTTTTGGCTCAACGAAAGATATTATTCAGATGTAAAACAGTGTTTTAACTGTTTTCGGACATCTGCAATTTTGCCCTCGCATCTAATAATTATAGGAGGATTATAGCTATGTTTTTCTTCGGAGACAGACCTAGAAAAAGAATTTCGCCTGAAATTCCAATGATGCCGATGCGATTTCAGACGGTAACGCCGGAAGAATATCTGCGAATCTTAGGTCAAAGACGTGACGAAATTCTTTCTGTTAGAATTATTCCGCCGAGACTTGGCAATAAAGACTTCGGTAAAATTTTAATTGAGTGGAAAAATCCTGTTTATGTTCCCTTATCGGAACTTGACGAAGTTTTTGCGTGATGTCGAATAAAACCTTGCCGGCGAATCGTCAACCAAACCAGCCCCAACTTACGCCTGAACACATTGACCGGCTTCTTGCAATTCAAGAAGCCGATTTAGCTGAACGCGGGCGTGAAAATAATATTCGTGAATTGGAAATTAAAAATACTCACGAATTTTCCAGCGTTGCCATTAACCTACAAGCCGATGACAGAAAAGACAGTCGGATTTCAAAAAGAAAAGACAATACGATAAAAGGTATTTTTGCAATAATAATTCTTTTGATTGTTACTGGATTTTTGGTTTACTGTCTTCAAACAAACAACCAAGATATTGCAATAAAAGTTATTACTTATGGCGGAACTGCTTTAGTTTCCGGCGTATCCGGTTATTTCTACGGACAGAACAAGAAAGATAAATCCCCAAATACGGCGAAACCGGAATAAGAATTCATCGTTAATAGACTAAAAACAAGAAAGAGGCGAGCATATCAACCCGCCTCTTTTATTCTCTCCAATGATTCTTCAAGCGGAATGCGAACGATAATCTTTTTGCCGTGCTTTCTGGTTAAAACGCAACCGAATGTTTTGCCGTCGTCGGTTTTCTCCAGCCAGTATTCTTCACATCTAATGATTTTCGGTTTTCCGCCCATTTACTTTTTCCCGCCGAATAATCCACCGAGCATTTGGAGTAAGGTTTGCTGGTATGCGTTTTCATACTGCGCGTTTATCGAATCCCAAACCAGAACGCCTTCGTATTGGACGGGCGACAACTCGTTTTCATCCGGCTTAAAGCCCGCCCGCCGTTCTTCAATAAATCGCTCGACCGTGGCTAAATCCTCGTTGCCCGAAGCGAGCGGCGCGTTTTGTCGGAAACAATCCACATTACCCGTGCAGGCTTCCAGCTCTTTTTCTTCGCGCGTTGTGCCAGCCGCATTAAGAAAGCGCGTGCAGTTTTCTTCGCCCGGACAACTGTTTGGGTTTGCCGCCGCGCCCTGCCGGAGCCGGGAAACTCTTGAGGCGATTGCTTCGGAGAGCGCGGTTAGTTTTTTGCTTCTGAAACGGCGAATTCTGCGAAGTAATAATTCATCAAACCGACGCGCATCCAGACGGGAACGCCTGTGCGGAAGTTTTCCGCGCCCGCCAGAAGCGAATCAAAAACGCCGGAGAGCTTGGCGAAATCAGATTTCACGGAAACTTCGACGTGCCGAAACCTTTTAACGTCGCCGCTTTTCGGCTCAACCGCTCGTTTATAATCCTTTTCCGATTGTTTGGTTTTACCGTTTAAGGCAATCGTTCCCGTCTGAATCACGCCGTTTATCGGCACATCAATCTCAAAGCGGTTCGCCCCATCGCCGTCGAAAAAGAATTCGTCCGCGTCGGATTCGGAAATATCGAAAGCGAAAATTTGTTCGAGAACCGCCTGCTGGTCGGCGAACGGCACAAGGTCGCAGAAATTTTGCGGAGTTAAAGTTTGTTTGAAAAACTGCTGATAACCTTCGGGAATTTCGGGAATCAGCTTTTTGTAAATTGCTTTGACGGCAAGCCGCACGTCATCTTTATACACGAGTTTTTTGTTTTGCAGCTCGCGGCGCGGATTCAAGATTTCGTTGAATTCGAGCCAGATTTCATCATCAATCGCAGTGCTTTTGTGCGTGAACTCGACTTCCTTGTTTTTTATTGTGTTCGTTAAGGTAATGGCGCGCGGCTGGTAGAAATCAACCGCGCCCACATCTTTTACATTTTCGGCAACGGCAACCGTCATTTCATCAACCGCCGCAGTATTATTTTCTTCAGTCATAAATTCTCCGTGTTTAGTTTTTCAGTCAACTTGTAAATTAGAACTTGCGGCTCGCCTGACTGAAAAACGAACCGCAAGCCTTTTCGCGCGAAAAATTAACCGATATAACTGGCAACGTCGTTGACGAGTTCGACTTTGACAATCGAAGACGCCGAGTTGCTGTAAATCGCGCGCGGTTTGATGGCGACTTCGGCGAAACCGTTATTAAAAACGCGCGCGACCGATTCGTATTTCGTCAGAGCCAAGGTGATGTCGAGCTGATGATTCGCCGTCGTCGCGCCGATGACGCGCCCGATGAGGGAATTGACGATAGATGTCGTCGTCTGGTTTTTCAGCGCGGCGTATGCCGGTTCCGACGCCCTCATCCGCAGGGAAAACTCGTGTTCAAACGTCGTATCGGTCAGGAGCAGATGACCGCGCAGCGCGCCCGATTCAGGGTTATTCGCCGTCAGAAAGCGCGGGCATCCCCAATCGTCGTCGTTAAACGAGTTGGTGATGCCGAAATTCCACCGCATCAACTCGCACGTGGTAAAGCCCGCGCCGCCGTTGCTGTCAGCGGACATTAAAATTTTGCTCTGCGTGTTGTAAAAATAGTTCTGCGTTCCCTGCACGCCTAAAACGTGTGTCGCCAAAGAGACGTTCGACGGCGTTATCTCCTCCCCGGAACCGCGCCACGCCGCCGCCGCCGAAACTCTTGACGCGCCCTCGCTCGTGAGCTTCAGGGACGAGGCGGTCATTGACGGGAACATCGAATCGATTGCCGATGCGCCCGGAGCAGCCTGCGGCGCGAAAGAATAGGAAGGCAATTGCGACGAAATGGACACGTCGAGCGGCGTAAACGTGTGTTTAAACGCTCCGGCTTGACCGGCAACCGCCGCGACCGAGTAACCGCCTAAGGCGGCGAGCAGATGGCGTCCTATATTCTGGCTCGATGCGTCGAAATCGTAACTGCCGCCCTCGGTCTCCCAGCCCTCAATCCACATATCGTTTCCGAAACGACTGCCCGTAGAATGCCCTTTATTGTCTTTGACCGCTGGGGTAACATTCAGCAGAAACGGCGAGCGCACGATTTGCTCGACGTATGACCTCGGCGCCGCAGCGGGAACGACCGGCGTCAAAAAGTTGGTTTGCGGGATGCGCGACATAAAAAACTGGTAGCCTGATTGGGGTGTATTCATTTGAAAAAATCTCCTTGTAAAAAGGCGAAGGAGGCTTTTTCAAACGGGATGGATTAAAAATAATCGGGCGCGTTTTGCGAGCTTTGCCGGGCTTTGGCTGAAATTGTAAAAAATCTACTGGCTTTTGAGCCATTCTTCCCACGCCGAAACGATTCCCTTGCAAAGGCGAATCAATGCGGCGTGAAGTTTTCGCGTCGAAGCGTTCATCTTTTTCGTTTCGATTTCGCGGTTGCCGGTTTCGGCGTTCCCTGTTCCGGTTTCGGTGTTCCCTGTTCGGTCAGCATTTCAGGTTCGGCAGGCAATTGGCTTATCGGCTCGAACGGGTCGTCCGATGTCAGCTCTTCGGTCGGCACGGCGTCAACGTCGCCGACGCTCGGCGCGGGAACGGCAATGTTCGTATCCTCTTCGCGCGCGACGAAATTCGGCAAATCTTCGTTTGCTTCTGCCTGTTTTTGCGCGGCGCGCTTCAAATCCGCCGCCATATATTCGGCGTAACCGACGGCGACCAGATGGCGCGCGAAAACCGGCGAAACTTCCGCGTAGGCGCGCGTTAAATCAACTTTGTATTCACCCTGCGCGTAAGATTCGGGCATATCCGAATCGTTTTGTTTGATTTTGATTTTAATTTTGCTCATAGTTTTTTTACCTTTAACCGTCTTTTTGCGGATTGATAAGAAGCCTTAGAACGCAAACCGGCATTTTTACGGTGCCGGGTTTTATCCAAGTGTTAAATTGAAGCGGCTCGCCAATAGCGCAGAAAAGCGCCTGCAAAGAGAGATTCTCGAACGCCTGTAAATACCAAGCGTCCGCCATATCTTCGGATATCTGCCGCGCTTCGAGCCGGTCGGTCAAACTCTGCGTCGACGGCATTGCGACAAACTGCACATCAAGAACGGCGTTGTCTTTGCGAACCGCCCAACCGTCGCTTGCGGGAACAATGGCTAACTTGGCACTTTTCAAATCGTCAACCCGAATCGTCTTTCCCGGCTTGATGTCTATATAAACGTCGGGCTGAACCTGCGCGAAACTCAAGGGCGAACTGCTTGCCGCCGCGTCGACGATTTGCGTCGTGAATTCAAATAGCGTGTTCGATATATTAGCCATTAACCTGTTCGAGCGATTTTGCTATCGCCCGCGTGATTCCGATTTCGGCAAACGGACGGTCTAAATTGCCGCCGAACAGCGGGTCGAGATATTCGGCGTAATCAGCCATTTCGATTTCCGCGCTTGTCGGACTTGTAACAGTTCCGCGCAGACTTCTCGCTAAATACCCGGTCTGCCTGTGCGGAGCTTCCCCGCGTTGGGAACGTCCGCCCGTAATACTCATTTCCGCCCGCATTTCTTCGGGTGCGTTCTCGCTGATACTGCGAACGATTTGCGCTGTCGCGTCTTCAATGGTGCGCGTTAAATCCGCCTGCACGGCTTGCCGGACTTCAATTTGAAACGAGATGTCCATCCGTTCACCAATCAGAGCCGACCGCAACGCGAACCGCCGACGGCGAAAAGATGCTTGCCGATTCTTTAACCGTCTCGCCCGGCGTGTAATAGATTTCAAGAATGTCGAAGGCTTCGGCTTTTAATCTGTCCGCGCGCCTTTCGGTCGCCGAATAGCTTTCGTAAGTGTCGGTCGCGCTCGAATTCATATCGCGCTCCTGCTGCAATATGCCGCCGGAACGATAACGCGCCGATTGAATGAGCAGCAGTTCGGCGTAAGCGATTTTCCCCTGCGCTCGGCGCACGTCGTCGACCGTCTCAATGCTCGTCGGCAATGATGCCGAAAGCATTGTGAAAACGTCCGCGAGAATTCGCTTTTTTATCTGGCTTTTGGCTGAATTTAAGCATTCGTCAATTTGCGCCGATTTGACTTCGGAAGCCGAATCGGTAACGTAAATTGCGCGAAAGTCTGTTTCATCGAGCCACGCCATTTATTTATTTACCTTTTTTCGCCGGTTTTTTCGCCGCTTTCGGTTTAGCCGCCGGGTTCCGCGCAGATTTGGCTTTCACCATTGCCGTGAACTTTGCTCTGGCTGCTTTTTGTTTTGCTGTTGCCATTTTATTTGCCTTCGATAACGCTGATAATCTGCGCTTTCGTCATTGATTCATCCGCCGCGCCCGCGCCCGCTAATTCAAGCAGTTCGGCTTTGGTTAATTTCGTTAAATCTCCGCCGCCGCCGCCGCCTTCTTCGCCGGTTTCCGCGCTCGTTTCGTTTTCATTGCTCGTTTTCGACCCGCTTCTGGACGCTTTCCAGTCGCCTTCTAAAACGCCGCTTTCCACGAAAGAATCAAGTCTTTCCTGCGAAAACGCCGTTGTAATTTCGTCGGCGTTCTCTGCGGTCAAAGTCCGGCGAGTCGAGCCGTTCATTTCCGGTATCAGAATGTTTTGCAAAACTTTTCGATTGTCTATGGGCATCTCTCTTTCTCCTATAAAATTGATTGAGAGGTTAATGATTTAACCTCTCAATGATTAAACAAGTCCTTTCAAAACAAAGACATTTTCTTCATCGGGAACCGGAAAAGCGTTAAGCTGGACCGTCGGTTTTAACTGCATTCCCTCGTTCTTGCTGATGTAATAAACTCTCTGCCCGTTTGCATCAACGCCTTCTGGCGCGTCGGAATTCGGCGCAAGGTCATCGGCGCGAATGACGGGCGCGAAAGCGGATTTGCCGATTGCGGCTCCGGCGGGAATCGCGGCAAGCGTTCCGGCGGGAAACACTTTCGTCCGAGCCGCCGAATTTTGACCGCCGTCCCGGAAAACATCGAGCGAATCTTCCCACAGTCCGATAGTGAAAGCCGTGCCGAGATCCTGCTGAACATCATCAGCCAGTTCGGCAAGCCTCAATCTTCGCCCGGAAATCGTGTTAGTCGGCGAATCAAGCAAAATCGCGTTCAGCACGGGGCGCGTCATCACGACTCCGGCAATGCTTCCCATTGCGCTTTGCGCCGCGACCATCGCGGCTGTAAATTCGTTGTAACCGTTGACCGAAGCATCCGTGTAGGGAGTTCCGACCGTCTGAATACGTCCAGAGTCAAAGCCGAAACTGATGTCGTAAGTCGCGCCGGTTTCGGGATTCACCTGGACGACTTTTCCGCTCGTCCACGCTGACACCATATCGAGTTCAAGGCGGCGATAATTGCTTCGCGCCATTGATTCAACGCGGTCGGGAATCGAAAAGCCGATAATCTGCGCAACCGCGTTCTGATTGGCGTTTAAGCCTAACGCCAGCCGCTGCATTTCTTTTTCTCCAATCGACTGATAAGCCTGTATCGGCGTAAAATCGAGTTTGCGAAGATCGGGGACGCGAATCGGAATCTGCCGCCCCTGCGCGTCCCACTCGCGGCGGTCCGAGACGAAGCGGTCGTCTAAAGTCATTACGTCGGCGAGTTCGGTTGACGGGACATCTACGCGCGGAAAAAAAGTTTCCCATTTCAGAATCCCGCGATCAGTCGGATCAATAGCCTGCGCTCTGACGGTCAGATCGGCGGCTGTTAAGTCATCAATAAATTCAATCCAGTGTTTAGCCATTGTTTTTAATTACCTCTCTTGATACTCGTCAAAGCTATTTTTTCAGTGACAAAGTGATACTCGATCCCGCGCCGTCCAAACCGGCGATTTCGTTCGCCGTTAAAGCGCGTCCGAGATTGTCTTCCATCGAATCGCGGTTGCAGGTTCCGCTGAAAGCAACCGCTACAAACGGATCGTTCGTAATTCCTGCTAAAGCGGTATTCGTATCCGCGACTTTTACTTCGTTTGGCGTTACGCCGACTCTTTTGGTGTTCGCGGCTCCGATAAGAAGACCGTCAATAGCAAGAGGGACGCCAGCTTTTAAGTAACCGTCAGCGTCAACCTCTGCCGTTGTAAGAGCGGATACATCGACCTTGACGTGCAGAACGTCGCGGGGTCCGTCAACAAACGGTTTGCCGTATCCGACAGCACCCGTTGTTTTTGTTACCATACCTGGCATATTTTATTCTCCTGAAATTTAATTCTTACGCGGGATTAGTCCCCGAAAACGCCTCGGCAAAACTTCTCGTTACATTGCCTCTGGCGGCTTCTTTTTCCTTGACCTCGTTTCGTATGCGTTCGGCTTTTGATTCGCCCCCGCCGCCCGTCGATTGCCGAAACATCTTTTTGCCTTCGCCCGCCGTCAATGAACCCAAAACATCTTTGAAGCCGTCGGCTGTCGTCAGATAATCATTATCGAAAGCGGTTTTCGTAACCTTGCCTTTATCGTCTTTGGAGACGGCGAAAAACTTTTCTCGCCCGTCAACCGTTTCCGATTCAAGGGAAAGGGCGTCGGTCTGTTTGATATTGAAAAAAGCGTTGAGATTAGTAACGCCCGCCGCGCTTGCGGCACGGGTTAAAATCTCGCGCTTTCTCGCGCCTTCGGTTTCGGTTTTCAATGCGTCGTAGCCTTCGACTTTCGGCTTGATGTCGTTGACATCGCCTAACGCTTTATAAGTTTCAAGCGCGTCAAAATCCTTTTTATCGACGGCGATTTTGCCCTGCGGCAAAGTGTCCTGTCCTTCAAGTTCAAGGATTCGGGTTTTCAAATTCGGAATATCGGCGACTTTCGTTAAAAGCTCGTCGCGTTTATTGAGCAGTCCGCCGATTGAGGTGATGCCCTCAACTGAAGGTTCAAACTTGCCGTCGGCGCGTTTGTGGTAATGCTCTTTCATCTCATCGGGAACGTCAGTTTGTTGGTCGTATATTTTCAGCATAGTTTTCGTGGAATTTTTGCCGCGTGAAAGCGTAGCTTCACAGGTGAAATTTAAAAACAAAAAAACCCGAAGATTGAAACTGCTTTCAAATCTTCGGGTTTGACCTTTTAAGGTGTTTTCCGTGCGCCGCTCTCCGGCGCGTTATTAAATTGTTTGGCGGGATTAGCCGCGTTCAAAATAAATCTAAACGATAATTAAATCAAAGTCAATAAAATTCTTTAGCTACTTTGTTTTGATTCCTGCTTTAACTGAAACTTAGTTTTATAGGTTCGGCTATGCTTTCCGCAAATTTGGCGAATCCGCTCCGCCGAAACGCAAAAGTGCTTTCCAATGCTTTGTAGCGTCAAACCTTTTTCACGCATCTCAATAATCTTTTGCTTGCGTTCTTCAATTTCGGTTTTGTTGGTTATGTAGTAAGCTGCCATAATTCCAACATTCTATCACAAATCGCGCCTTTTGCGGCTCGGCTTTTCCCTACCGCCCGAACTCGTCAAGAAACCGCGAAACGTCCGCCGGAACATTAAAACTAGAATCGTTTGCGATAAAGCGCGCGATTTCCGCCGCCGCCGATTTCGCGTTGCGGAAAGCGTGAAGCAGCGGGTTGTCGGGCTTCCGCGCGCCGCGTTTGACGACTTTAACGGTCGTTTCGATTTTGAGTTTATTTATCTGTTCGGACATTAACCTTTACCTTCTAAGTTTTCGGCGCGTTTTCTGTCTTTATATATTTCCTCGAATCCGTGTTTTTTGAATTTGTCGAGTTTATCTTCTGCATCCTTTAGCTGCTTACTATAAAAATTCACCGAATCCTGTGCGAATTGAAGCTCTTTTTTGTAGTTCTTAACTCGATTTTCAAACTCAAATTCCTTACCAATAACTTCCTCGCAGCGAGCGCAGACCTTGCTGCTGCTTTCAGTTTTTAGTTTCGGTATTTCGTTAGCCAGTGAAAGTATTTTTTTACAGAAACCGCATTGCCATACATCGTTATCTAATTTCATTTATTGCTCCCTTTAATCTTTCCTTGCGTCGTTAGGTGGAATAATTTACAGGTCGGACACAAATAAATTCTGTATTTCCTTCTAAACACGCGCGCGACGAAACGGCGAAAGCGTCGAGCGGCGCGGCGCGAATCGAAATCGCGTTTAGCTTTGCAAATCTCCCTTTGACTCATTGAATTTGTTAAGCATAAAAATCAGTTTGCGATTTTGCGCAAGTTGAAAATCATTTATAAACCCCGATAACTTCATCAATGCTGTATGCGTTTTTTATTTCGTCCTCACCGATTTCGGACGGGCAGTATATTTTGCCCGTTTCATCCATAAAAACGGCGTGTGTGTCTTTGGAATCGAAACATTGCCTTATCGTAACGATATGCGCGGGCGCGAACGGTTTTAGTAGTTCATCCCGACCGAATTTAACCTGATTAAAATATTCGACTTCTTTACGAATAATCTGCCGTCCGCAAAATGCCAGATACTTAATTATTTCTTTGCTCGTCAATCCGCGACTATCAAAACTTTGTATAAAATCCTGGTCAATTTCTTCGTAAGATTTGCCCAAAATCATTGCCATACACGCGACCGCGCAACCGTATTTATGCTTCTGTTTTACAAATTTGATTTCAGCCATAAATTTATACAGTCGGCGGCGGAGCGGTCGGATTCATCCGTATCCGCTCAATCACTTCCGCCACATTCTTTATCTGCCGCAGTTCAAGCGCCGTCTGCAAGTCAATCAGCCCGGCTTTGTAATCCTCTCGAATCTGCGCGTTTTCTTCGGGCGTCAGCTCGACGGTTGACACAGACGCTCCAAACTTAGCCCGCAGATTTTCAAATTTTCCCGGCTTGCCCATAAATTCGGCGGCAACTCTCAGCGCGGTTTCAATCAGCCACGCGCCCGCCGGGTCAATCGCTTCTTTCGATTGGTTTAACGACGATTGAAATTCCTTGCGCGCTTCGATGCGCGATTTGCCCGAAGCCGTCGCGCTGTCAGCCATCAGCAGATGCCGCATTTTCGCGTGCGAATAGATGACCGAGCGCCAATGCTCCGATGTGCCGACGAACGAATCAATCGGCACGGGGTCGGTAAAAATAAGATTTGGATTAGCCAAAGCCTTTGCAACGCCGTCCTCATCAAACATCTTTTGCGCTTGCAGGAAATTAAACGAACCCGGTCCGGTTCGCATCGGTTCAGGAACAAATTCCCTTATCGTCGCGCCCGTCTCGTCCGTTCCTTTATCGACGTATTCGCCCGGCGGCTGAACGCCGATTGCCAATCTTTCGCGGCTTCCGGCTAGATTGTTATTTCGCGTGAGCATCGTTCCCGATAGATTTATCGCGCGCTGCGCCTGGCAAACCGAATTTACAATCAGCGGTTTGACGTTCAATTGATAAATCGGCAGATGACCGCCCAACGCAAACGGGTCGGCAATTTCCGCGCCCGCGCCCGTTTTGTTGTTTGAAATCGTTCCCCAATTCGTCGCGCCGCTTGCGTCGTCGACGTAAGAGTATTCGCACAGGGACACGTCTTTTTTGTCGATTTTCATTCGATAAAGGAAAAGCCCCAATTCCTTCGCCGTATCTTCATCGACAACCACGCCGCCCGCCTCGACCGGTTCGCTGCGAAACCAAATCTTATCGAGCGCGTCTTTTAAGTTCGCGGCGTAGATTCTGCCTTCGCCCGTCAGATTTCCCGACGGTATAAAGCAGCGAATCACTCTCGAATGTTCGCGCCGCGCGCCGCGCAGAGCGTCGGAGAGAACAATCGTCGTCTTGCGGCGGTCATACCAGTCTTTTAAGATTTCGAGCGTTTGAGCGAGTTCCGCCTCAGATGCGTCCGGGTGTTCGAGACTGATTTGCGGCTCGTCGCCCAAAACATTCTCGACGTGCGTGTCGAGAACTTCCGAAATAATGGGTTCGGTCGAAAACCCGCGCTGCAAGGTTAGCGTTCGTTCAAGCGCATTCTCGCCCGCCGGGAGCTGTCCGATAAAGCCGTTTCCGCCTTGCCAATGCTCGTCGGCGTCAAAGTCGCGGCGTGATTTCATTTCGCGTAAATCGGGCAGTTTACCGTTTTTAGCAGAAAAGCGGTCGTTCAGCAGCTTTTGCGCGTCCGTGTATGTGATGGCTGTGTAATCCATAATGTTTTAATAACTGCTCTGGCTGTAATTGACGGGCTGTTTGTAAATTATTCGGCTCGGCTTACTTAATACTTCTTGAGCGTAACGAACGGCGTCGCTCGCGTGATTTGCGCCGTCCTGCGGCTCGTCTAACCATTCGCCGTTTTTATTTCGCCACGAATAATTTTCCATTTCACGAATAAGGTTTTTTGAACCGGCGAGAATTTTTATGTTATGGCGTTTTATCTCGTTGATGCCCGCAACGATTGAGCCTTTGCCTTTCGCGGAAGCCTGCATATTAAAGCCCGCGCGTTTTAAGGCTTGAATCATTTCGGGGCGTGATGAGTCGCCGACAATCGGGATTCTTTTGCTTATTTCCAGCGCATTCAGACGCTCGATGAGCATATCGGAAGTGAGTTTGGATTCGTAAAGCAGTTCACGCGCGTAAAGGTTTTTCTTGTCAATTCCGACGACATCGGCAAGCGCAATCGCAACAAGCGCGCACGGGTCGTTGTAGCCGAAATCCAAGCCGTAAGCCTGCACATTCGGCATATCGGATACGACTTCAAAGTCAGGATAAATTAAGCCTTCCTGATTCTGTCCCCATTCGCCAAGCCCGTAGACTTTGTAATAATTCGGATTGGTAAATTTTAAGGATTCGAGAAACTGCAAATAATTCGCGTCGAGAAATCGGTTATCACGATACGTTGTTTTGAGAATGAAATGCTCGAGCGGTCGGTTGTGATGAATTTCCGTGTTTAGCCAATGATGCGCGTTAATCGGGTTATACATCAAAGTTATCTGCACTTCGGAAAAGCCGCGCAGACGTAAAGAAAGCTGGTCGAGTTCCGAGAGCGTGTGAAGCTCGGTCGCCTCTTCGATTAAAATTCTATCGACGCCTTGAATGGATTTGACCTTTTCAACGTCGTCTAAGCCGACGAATATAATCTGCACATTTGTCTTTCGGTTAGTAATCGAAAGCGGACTTTTTAGAATATCGAAATCGTCTTCGAGTCCCCATTCATAAATGATTGCTTTGATTTGCGCGTAAACCGAGTTTGCAAGCGTGTTATAAAACTTGCGGACGACGAGCGTTTTTCTGTTGCGTCTCTCCTCTCGGTAAGTAAAGCGGATTTCCTTCTGGCAGCCGAAAACGGATTTTCCGCTCCCCGCGCTCCCAAACAAATGGATGAAACGCGACTTGTTTTCAAACAAAGAGGTATAAGCCTCGTTATACAGTTCCGGGTTATCGAAATTGAATGTCGAGATTTTATACTGCTCTTTTTGTTTTTTCGCCGTTATTACGTCTAAATCCGCTTTATGCCACAGGTGAACCATCTTCACCGAAGGCGGCACGCAGCGCGGCGAGGTCGAGTTTAACTCCATCCGTTTCACCTTGCGCGAACTTTAACCATTCGAGAATATCCTTGTCCGTCTTGATTATTCCGTCCATCGTTTTCTGTCTTATAACTCTCTTTGCAATCCGCAGTCGTTCAGCCTTTGACGCGATGCCAGTCATCACCGAAAGGCGGTCAACTTCGGCAGAAAATTCAATGTCGGTAAGCCAGCGTTCGACAGTTCTTACATTTTTGCCTATTGCTTCGGCTACATACTTTTGCGTGTTGCCTTCGGCAAGCAGAATTGCAGTGCGGCTTTTTTCTGCCGTCCATTCAAAAACCGACACTTTTCCGACATTTGTTTTTTTTGTTGCCATTCTCAATTTTCCTCAACAAAAATGCCCACTCGCCACGCGCCCAAGACTCCTTAAGCATTCCTCATCTGCAAACTAGCCGAAGTATGCACGTGCGCCGATGCCGCCACAGCCGCGTTCGTTACCACGCCGATAACATAATGCCCGTCGGCGGGAATAGCGAAGTCCGCTCCGGTGGCGTTTAGTAATCCGTCGGCGACGGGGTTCGTAAAAGTCAGCGTCGAGCCTGTTACAACCGTTCCGAGCGTGTAAATCGCTAAGCCCGCGCCGCCAGATACAGCCGGACGGGTTATCGGATAAAGCCCAAAAACGAAAGTGCCGACGAACGGCGAAATGTCGTTCGTGTAAAGCTGGCATCTGAGTCGGAGTTTTGTCGTCAAGCCGTTCACAGTGGGGTAATCAGCCGCCGCGATGTAAATCACGTTCGGCGGATAAAGCGTTCCCGTTCCCGAAATGCCGAGCGGGTCGCCCTGACCCAGAAAATATGTGCCAGCGACGCGCGCCGCCGTGTGCGAGCCAGATGAATCTAAAATCGTCCTGTATGACGAGTTGGGAACGGCGGCGGCGGTAATTCCGGGCGTTATATCAACAACTGTTCCGGCGGCGTTTTCCGTATAGAACTTTTTATCCGCAATATTGACCGCAAGTTGGCGTGGCAATATATTGGCGGCAAGCGGAACTGCTCCCGCCGTTTCAGACATATAAAGTTGTGTTCTGCTTGCCATTGATTAAAATACGCCCGCGTCGAGTTGGATGTTGTCAATACTTCCGCCGGTAATCGCGACGGCATTCGCGTTCTGCGTCGCCATCGTTCCTAAGCCGAGATTTGTGCGCGCCGTCAGGACGCTCGCAACGTCAGACAAGTTAGCGGTTTTGACCATTTTCAAGCCTAAATTCGTCGAGGTCGTCGCCGCAAAATTCGCGTCGTTGCCGAGAGCCGCCGCTAACTCGTTTAATGTGTCGAGCGCGGCGGGCGAGCTTGCGACCAGATTGGCGATTGCCGAATCGACGTAAGTTTTAAGCGCGTAGAGATTGGCAAGCGAGCCGCCCAAACTGAGCGCATTGTCGGCAGTCGCCGCCGAATCGACTTTGCCGTCGTTGTTCGTGTCATAAACGGCTTTGGTCATATCGCCCGCGCCTGTGCCGGACAGATTCGCTTTGACGTATGCGGTCGTTGCAAGCTGCGTTGAATTATCGGCGGTTGCCGGTGTCGGCGCGATTGGGGACGATGCGAAAGTTTTTACGCCGGAGAGCGTTTGATTTGTCGTCTTATCGAGAAACGCGCCGCGTCCGCCGATTGTGATAACCGATGTCGCGTTGCCCGCGCCGTCATCGCCTTTGCCGTAATAAAGCGTATCGTCCTGCTCGTTGTAAGCTGGTTCGCCGGTTTTTAACGCTGCCGGAGCGCCCGCCGCTCCGCCTGCTAATCGTCTTTTTATCCGAAATAATATACTAGGCATAACTTAATTCCTCTAAAAATTTCCGCCGTCGAGAATAGAACCTAAATTTATAAATGCAAAATCGCCTGAATCGCCTTTAATCCCTGCCGCGCCGTCTGCGCCCTTCTTTCCCTGCGCGGCTATCTCGACAATTTGAAACGATTCTTTTTCCAGAACGACGACTTCGCTGATGATTGTCTGGACGATTTCAGACGGCGCGGGCGTGTCGGTAATAACCGCGATTTCCGCCGGTTCTGAAATGACGAGAACTGTTTCGGATAGATTCATACGTCCGATTGTTTTTTAACCGTTTCTTTTCGCTGCAATGTCGTTTTAATTTCCGCGCCCGTCGTAAATTCCAGATAACTGACCGTATCGAATCCTGATTTCAAATCCGCCGTATCGGTCACCGAAAGTTTAACGACTACTTTTCCCGAAAGCAGCGTAACGACTACTTTTCCCGCCGCGTATCGGGTTATTGTCGAGCCGTTTTTAATGACGAAGACAATCGTCTGCCCGGTTAAATCTACGGGGCTGTCCGGGTCGGCGGTTTTAGAATTGGAGACGAGCGGATTAAAGAACGTATAAGTTCTGGTAAAGGTATCGCCGATTCTGATTGGGTTTCCCATTTTTTACCTTGTCAACCGTCGAAAACTTCCGTGTTTCTAAGCATCTCCGCAAGACAGATTTTGCAGATATTTGTTCGCTCCGTTTCAGTTCGGTTTTTTCTGCAAAACGAGCAAACGCGCGCGTCTCGTCGCTGTTTGGTAATGTTTTTGCTGCTCATTTTTTCACCCGAAAATACAATTATTAGCGTCAATGAAGCCGCGCAAAATCATCATTCCTTTGCCTTTGCCTTTTTTTATCGCGTCAAAAACTAACTCAATCGAACTAACGTGCGCGTCGCAGTTGCCGGACGGAAAAGCGATTATTTTGCCGCCATCGTAACCTAGAGCGGGCTTTTCACAATTGTCGCACGGTATTTCAATCATTTTATTGTCCGCGCCGAAATCTTTTCATTTGGTAATTAAACATAAAAAATTCACTTACTAAGCAAACCAGAAAAGTAATTACCAGATACCAAGTTCCCCACGTCGCTTCTTGTCCGAGTTTTCCTAAAACGTCTATAAAAATATAAACACAAAGCATCTGAAATCCGACAAGAATCGAAACTACGTGCTTTGTCAGATTGGTATAAAGAGTTTTAGCAACGGATTGTCGTTTAACATAAACAATCAAAATAGTCAGCGTGAATAGAAAATTGCACACATCGAGGGCTAATAAAAACGCTCTTAAAATGTTATCCATAATTATTCATCGCCAGCTTTTTTGACTTCCACCTTATCAGCTTCGATGTCAACTTTTTCGGCTTTCAAATCAGTCATTTGCAATTCAGCCGCTTTCAAACCGCTGTCAGAAGCGTTTTGCCGTTGTTCCTGAGTATCTTGACGGGTTTCCTGTCTGTCCTGCCTATCATTTTGCGCGTTCTGCCTTTCGCCCTGCACCTCCATTTTGCCTAGTGTTACGCCTTGCAGAGTCGAAAGCATCTCGACTTTTCCTTCAAGTCTGGCACAGCGAACTTCGCAGACGCTGTTTTGTTCGGTTAAGTGTTTATTGGCAGTCTCTATCTGCTCAATTCGACTTGCCTGATTTGACGACATTCCCTGCCAGCTTTCGAGAATTTTCTGCGTCGAAGATAACTCGGTTTCAACTGCTTTTTGTTTTGCTTCAGTTTGCACTTCAAACGTTTTGAAATTGACTTCGTGTTGTGCCGTGTCAGCTTTAAGCCGACTTGTTTTAACGGTTGCATAGACGGCAATCGCCGAACTAACCACGCCTGCGATTATTCCGATGCTTGTGCCTGCGTCAAACTGCAATCCTTGAAATAATAAAATCATAAATTTTCGTTTTCAAAATTCTCTAAATCCAAAATATCGTCTCCCGCCTCGTTAAAGACTTCGCCGTCGCTCATAACTTCGCCGCCAAACTGCGCTCCCATTGAACGGCACAACTGTTCTGCTTCGGCAACCGAGCGGGCGAAGATGTGTCCGCCGTAAGTTTCCGTGCCGCGTTTCGTTTTGAACTGTTGCCTTGTGGCATACATTCGGATTGTTTGGGTGTCGGTCATAAAATTATTTATATTTCGCCTTTCTTAAGCGCGGGAATTTGGTTTAATACGTCGCGCTTGGCAATTTCAAGACAGCCGACCGTTTGAAACTCATAACCGCTCGTGCCTAAGAAAACGGTTTTTACATCGTCGCCGTCGTTGCTTAAGCCGATAAAAACGAATGTATGAATTTTGTTTGCTTTGGCTTCTTTTACAGCCGCGTCCAATCCGTCGAAAACTTCCGTTTCGTGTTTTGCTTGTTTTATTTGCTTCATATTTTCCTCGCGTCAAAAATTAAAATTTTATTTTGCCGCTGCGATTGTCTTTACTCTGCTCCAAAAGGCTGTTTCCAAGTTTTCCCGCTGTAATCGGTCATCGTCGCAAATCCCTGTTTGGTTTCCGCGCCTTCGCTATCACTATTTTGTATTTCTAACGGCACGATTTGAATCGTGTTGACTGTTTTGTCCATCGCCGATTGAGCCTGCAAAACAGTTAAATCGTGAGACTGCGTTTCGCGCTGTAATTTCAATTCGTTTTCGCGGCTTTCGCGCCGGTTTTTTATCAGCAGGTTGCCCGCGATATAGACGACGACAATCGCGCCGGCAATCGCCAGCAGAACGATAATCAGATTAACGGGCGCGTCCTTTGCCCACGCCGCCGCCGCCGACAGATACGCGGTGATGCCCGCCGGAATCGCCAAATACCAGGCTTTGAATTTTGTGATTAGCGTGTTCTCAGGCTCGGATTTTGCGGGTTCGGCTTGCTGGACAGCGATGGCGGCGGAATTGTCAGGCGGCGCGGCTTCGCCATTTGTTTGCGGCGCGGAGTTTATCGCCTCTCGGCTCTCACTTTGCGCGACCTCGCCTGAATTTATCGCCGGATTCGCACCCGGCGTTCCAACTGATTCGCTAGCAGTTCTGGAGGAGGTTGAACCGCGCGGTTCGGGTCTGTCAGTTGAAAGTGAAGTTTGTTTGTCGGGGGTTAAGAATAAATCGCGCTCTGCTTTGCGGCGGCGCGTGAGACCCGGAAGGACACGCCCGCCCGCTTTGTTCCACGCTAAAAATGAATCGGCGGCGTGAGCGGGTTTTCGGTTGTTGAGATTTTTGAGAACGCTTGAACGCTTTAACGCCGATTCGCCGACGTTAAAGGCGAACGAAACAAGCGCATCGAATTGGTTTTGAGTAATCGGAACTTGAACGTTTTTATTAACGCAGTTCTCGAAACGCTGCAAATCTTTTTGCAGAAGGCGCGTTGATTCTTCTCTCGTGATTTTTTGATTGAGCTTATAAGATTCGCCCGGTAAAACAAGATGCCCAACCCCGACCGTCAATTTATTAACAGCGTCAAGATAACCTTTTAAGATTTCGCCTTCAAAGGATTTAATAAAGGCAATGCCTTTGTCGCTGGTTTTGTAGTTGTTTTTTGCCATTTTAACCAAAAAGAAAACGCCCGCGCTCGCCGGAATTAAAATCCGACAAACGAGGGCGTGAATCTCGACGACGCATAAGCGTCCACAAATTATTTCAAATTTAGAACAGTTGGGAATTTAAGTCAATCATTTTTTAGTTTTCGATTTTCGCCACTGCACGGTTTCGCCGCAGTTCGGACAATCGAAACTGATAAAATGCGGATTGAACGGAACTTTTTTGCCGAGAAGATAAATACTTTCGCCGTCACTCGCGCCGACTACGCGGCGGCAAAGTCTATTTTTGCATTTGAATATTTTCAACTCCGAATGTGGCGTTTCGGCGCGTTCAAACATTAGTATTTATCCGTCTGCGCGGATTAGACCGCAAGTTAGCGGTCTAATAACTTGTTCTGCTAATCTTTGGTAAAATGGCGTGGGTCTTCCGAATCAGGACGCACACGCGGCGGTCGGCTAACGTCTATTCCGTCCGCGCTAGGGATTGCTCTCCGTTTTTTTTGAAACGGCATATTAGCCAACCCATCAACCCACGCTGAACTCAATCGTTGGGCGCACTACTCGATTGTATCCGCCCATTCTTGATTATCGATTGAATTATAAACAGTTGCTCCATCTTCAAGCCAGATATAACAACCGCAGCCAAAGTCTATGCTTGTATCTATAAAAAGCCGCCGCTTAACGCCTTTGAAAATTTGATATTTGTCTGTTGCTGTCGCATCGTAGGTAACATTAGTTTTAAGAACTCCTGTTGCATTGAGGTCAATCATTTCCAGATTCACAATACCTGTTGTAATAGAAACTCTTTCACCTGCTTTAATGTCAAAGATTGCCATAGCAAAATCGCCGTCGCATTTGTCGCAAGTTGTTTTGTTTAGTTCAAGGATTTTGCTGTCCATATTTTTATTGGTTTTCGCCACGAGCTTCGCCCAAAACAATGCCTATTGCTAATCCAAAATAGGAATAACCCGACTGTAATAAGTAAAAAATCGGGATTAGATAAAGTTGTTGAACTGTTCCAAAATTGAAAAATTGACATATTTCTTAGTTGCTATTCTCACTTCCCGCTTTTGAAATCAGCCAGACTGACGCGCGTTGTTCAGAATTTAATCCTTGTGTCCGCATCTGACGCTGCCTTTGTAGCCGTCGCGCTCGATTTTCGCACCGCATCGTCAAGCATTTTTTCAATTTGACTTTCAATCCGCGGTTTATGTTTATACGCTTCAGTGAGTTCGGCGTCAGTAATAAACTCGTTCGCGCCGTTGGGAATCATATTGTTCGGCAATAAAATCGCTTCGATTAAAAGTTGTTTCAACCGCGCGTTTTCCGCCTCAAGCGCGGCGATTACTTTTGAGTTGTTCAGTATTTCCATCGGCTTAATCTCGCCGTGTTCGGCTTAGTTCAATGCTTAACTGGATTTATTTTTCAACAAACATATTCGACAATCGTTCGGTAATCTTCCGCTTGCAGATTTTCCGTTTCCGCGATTGCGATGCGTTCGTCAATCATTTCGTTGAAACAATCAAACAAACTTTCATCAGCTTTGACTCGCTCGACTTTTTCGTTATAGCTATCGGCTCGGGCGTTCCACACAGAAGCGTGCCGCTCACTTCGGGTTAAATAATCAGCCAAATCGAATCCGCTTTTCTTTTCCTCGCTGGTCGCCGTATCTTCGATTATCCGCGAAGTTGTAACGTCCATTCGCGCGGCTCGAGCGTCCGCCGCCTCGCGCTCCCACAAATCGAAACCGTCGGCGTCGGGAAACAAAACGATTTTTCGCGTGCCGAACCGGCGCAGCTTATCCGCTTTCAGATGCGATTTGCCGCCGACGCCGAGCCACACGAAATCATCAATAAAAATCGAAGCAATCGCCGCCGTTTTTTCAGCTTCGACAATGGCAATCGGTTTTTGCTTTTCGGTTCTGAGCAGATGCTCGCCGAAAAAACATAATTGGTGCTGAAACGATTCGGGCAAAGCTCCGGCTCGTTTCAATTCGTAATGAATCCAATTCGGATTAACCGAACGCGAGCGCTTTCCCGTCGCGGCGTCATAAGAAATTATCTTTCCCGTTCGCGCTCTGCCTTTTCTGTCTATTTGCCAGAAACAAGTCTTGCCCGTTTTTGTCGAGCCGATGAAATAACGCCGCGCCATTTCAAAAACAAGTTGCGCGTCAATGAACGATTCGAGAAATAAAAGAAAGCGGTTTATCCCGTTATGTACTAAAGAACGAACGACGAAAGAATTATCAATAGTTTGAAACTGTTCAAATGCGTTCAAAGTGTTCAAAGTGTTCAAAGTGTTCAATTCGTTCATTTTGTTCGGAGCGTTCAATTTGCTCAAGTGTTCAAAAGTTGAACATTGAACGCTCCGGCTCGAAAAGTATTCTTTCGGCGTCAAATGGTAGCCGCACGAAGATTCCCTGTTGCAGCGTCCGACCGTCTCATCAATGTATTCGCCCGAATCGTCAACGTAGCGGGCGAACTGTTTTTTCGAGTTGCACGCCGGACACGCGAAGCGTGAACGTGAACCGCGATATTTTTCCAGTTGTAGCATAACCTCTTTACCTTCTTATACTTACTATATATATATATAGTTAAATAAATAGACTTCTCCCAATCCCTAGTCCCTCTCTTTTAAAAACAAGGAGCGACTAAAGCGTGTGTTTTATAACTGAAAAGAGCGTGTTCAATCTGTTCAATAGTTGAACGTGTGAACGACTTGAACGATTGAGCAAATTGAACGCCGTGAACGGATTGAACACTTTGAACACTTTGAACACTTTGAACGCGCCCCGTTCACGGCTTGAACATCATTCCGCCTCGCTTTTCGCAAGCAGCCGGTTGACCGTGCCGACCGAGACGCCCAGACGTTTCGCAATCTCGCGCTGCGGCAAATATGAAAGAACGCGAATCTGCTCCGGCAAATCCGCCCGTTCCTTATCCGATAAATTTTTCAAATGGTCTTTTTCCTGCGAGTAGCCGAGCGATTGAAATTCAAGGAAATTTGAATCTTTGGCAATCTGCATCACGCAGACATTTTCCGTGTCATATTTTTGCTCGCCGTTGCGCTGTTTTATCTGTTTGAGATAGCGCAGATTTTTATCCTTGAAGCTCTCGCCGATGGCGAAACACGAATCGGCAAAGTTAATCAGCATTTTCGAGCCGCCCAAATCGTTTCGGGTTATCGGCTTGGTCAAGTCCCGCTTTGGCGTATGACCAAGCGCAAGAATCGACAAGTCGAATTTCGTTTTTAAGTTTTTGAGCATTTTCATCATTGACGACGCGATATGTGATTTTTCCAATTCGTTCCGCATATAGGTAATGTTGTCAACGATAATCACGCGGGCTTCCGATTCGGCTAGAGCTAAGTTAAACGAGTAATCGAGCCATTCAGATTCGTCTTTGAAACGGTCGGGAATAAGTGCCTCAATATCGACTTCGACGCGGTAAAAATTTTGGTTGAAATTAAAATGATTCGCGTAATCTTCCGAATATCTGCGTTCAAATTGTTTTGCCGATAACTCAAAATCAAAGTAAAGAACTTTCTGCGCTCCGGCTTCCGACCTTCCGGCGGCGACAGCTTCGGCAATCTGAACGGCGAGAATGGATTTTCCGGCGTTCGTGTCGGCGAATAAAAAACAAAGCTCCGATTCATACCAGAATTCATCGAACAGCTTGTTCGGAATCGCCTGATTTTTCGCCTCGTCAATCCACTCGCTCGCCCGTTTGACGGCGAACGCGCTTTGAATCGGCGGCTCATACGTTAATAATTCGGCTTCTTCTTTTATCGCACTGTAATCAATGCCGACGCCTGTGATGTTTGCTGCTTCGCTGAGTTCCATTCTGTTTTCGCCTCAATAATTTCTCTAAAATCTTTTGTAATGTCTTTTTCGAGACACGGTTGACACGCGCAGATTCCAAGCCAACAAACAGACCCGTCAGGGAAATCGTTATAATCGGCTGTAAAATTACAAAAGCTGCACATTCTTTGAAACATAAATTTAAATACAAAAAAGCCGTCTCCTCTCCGGTCTGACCAAACACAACAACGACGAAGTGAAAAGGCTGACCTTTGAAGAAACGGCTCTTTTATCTTTGCAAAATTTATGGAAATTGGTCAAATCTTCCAACCCTAAAGTTGGAAAGCCTAACACTTCGTCGTTACTTTTAATTATACGCATTTCCATAATCTTTGCAAGAAATAAATACATTAAACCGAACAATTTACGCCATTATTTGACCGCACAGCGCGATAGCAAAACTCAAGCCGACAAATGCGAAAAGCAGAGCAAACGGCACGGAATCATCTTTGCCGTATTTCTCCGGTTTGTAGTGCGACGGCATAGTTTCGCGTCCGATGTTTTCATCTTCGCGGGCTGGCGGCGGCGGCGCATCTTCGGGCTTAGCGTATGGCTCGCTGAACTTCGCCGACATAAACTTGCCGCGATTGTTTTCCTTGACCCACAAGGCTATTTCCATTTGTTTCCCGCACACGTTGACCGAACCTTTGTAATCGGGCTGGCGTTCGTTGTCTTTGCGGTCGTTTTTGAATATCAAACCACTGTTTTCTGCATTGATTATCATATTTCCCTTTTTAGCGGCGCGGCTTTCAAACAAACCGCGCCAGCTCAATTTGCTTAAAACATAATCGGGTGCTTCTTTTGGATTAACGGCATAGCAGCTTTGTCCGTCGAGAGCGTGATTGCTCAAACTTTTAATAATCCTTGTCTCGAATCATCTTGACCGCTCGCCACGCCAAACATATCGAGAGCAGGGCGATGATTTGTTTGAGCGTTTTCATTTGCTTAATCTGATATTCAAGTAACTTTCAATCTCTCTAATCGCTTCGATAGCCGAATAACAAACTGCTGTTTTATAACCGACCGTTTCCATCGCCGATTGAAATTCTTTCTGCTCGGTTGTCAACTTGTTTTTGCCGTGCTTGAATTCAAGCCAAAGCCCGTGATTATCCATCATCGGAAAACAGCAGAACACGTCCATAATCCCGCGCTTTACGCCCTCTCGCTTAAGTTTAGCGGCGACGGCGACGTGCCTGTGCGAGCCGTTTGGTATGGCGAATACCCAGCGCAGAAGCGGATAGCGCACTTCGTTGAGCCGCAAAATATCAAAGAAAACTGTTTGAATATCGTGTTCGCTCATAAATCTAAAAAGGCGGAGAAAGCGAGGAGAAACGTGCGAATAGACGCTTTCTCCGCCGATGCCGGACGCACGCCCGGCGCAACCGTTAATCTCTCAAATGCGGACGATTGGACGCGAGCGGAATCGTTATTCGCCTGCTCCATTGCCGCTCAAATTTAATCGTCTCCAGTTCCCGCCCGCCCCAATAAATCAAAGTGATACGCGGGTTCGTCTCGTCGAGCGTGATTTTCCCCGCAAAAGCCAGCGCGCGCACGGCGTCTTCAATCGAAAATCTGCATTTGCCGAACCGCTCGTTCAAGTGCCGGTATTTTGTCGCGCCCGTGCCTTTTTTGCCCGCGCGCTTTTCAATGAAGGCGCAGGCTTGTTCTTTCAGCTCGTCGAAACTTTTTATCATCTTGTTAAATGGCTTCAAATAACGGCAATGGTTTGTCGGCAATAATTCGGCGCGGCAAATCAACCGCCTGACCTAATGCGCGTCGTATTCTGGCTTTGCCGTAATCAGCCCAAAATTCCGAGAGTTCGATTCCAATAAAATCACGACCGAATTCTACGCAAGCCGCCCCCGTCGTCGAACTGCCGCAAAACGGGTCAAGAACAGTTTTCGCGGTCGTTGTTTCTAGGATTTTGCGCGGAAGCTCTAACGGGAACGGCGCGGGGTGGTCGGTGCTTATATCAGGCGGAAATGTCCAAACCGAACCTATTGCCGATGCTGATTTATCACGCAGTCTAAAATCCTTTTTTGCAATTATTAAAATTATTTCGTGTGTCGGCATATAAGCGTTATTCGTCGCGTTAAACCCTGATTTGCGATTCCAGATAATCTCTTGCCGAAGCGGTAAATCACCGATTAAACTTATCGGATGTCGCAAAATGCCGTTAACGACTCGCGGCTTATGGTTGTAATAAATCGCGCCACTCGACCGGATAAGACGGAAACATTCTTTCAATACTTTTCCCTGCCATTCGACATATTCGGGGTAAGGCAAATCGTCTCTGCAAACGTCATAACCGATTGACCAGCCAACGCCTGATGTTTGCTTTGACCATTTTGAGCCTTGATGCGCGATGCGAAGCCCGCCTTTTGATTCCATACCTTCGCCGAGATTGTAAGGGGGAGAGGTAATTACTAAATCAATGCTCGACGACGGCATTTTCGCCATAGTTTCGAGCGCATCACCGCAAATAATTTTCCAATCAATTTTATTCATTTATGCCGCCCGCAAACCTGATTTCTTTTCTTTGCCCGTCTCGAAAACGTCCGCGCGGATTTCCCGTTTCAACTCGGTTTCCTTTGCTTTTCTCAATTCAACCGCCTGCGCTATCACGTCGCTCAACTCGTCAATCTGCGTTTCGACGGGCTTGTCGTTTATCGCCGCGTCGATAAATTGCGTCCATTCGCCGAGTAGCTTCGACGTTGCTGCTTTCGGGCATCGCTTTTTATCATCGGGCAAATGGCGCGATGCCAGCTCGTTAAACAGGCGCAGCATTTTGCAGCCGTTGTCGGGGTTAAAATCGATTTCGGCGGCGATTTCCTTTAATGCTTTGTAAAAGTTCGACTCGCGCTCGTCGTCGGGGTTGAACATCTGCGAGACGAGCGACGACCCTTTGCCGATGCGTTTCGCTATCTCTGTTTCGTCGCCGTAATCGAGGCATTTGTTCAGGCGCGATTCGGTTTCGTGCTGCGTGAAAAGAAATTTCATCATCGTTGTTTGTAAATTCTGCAAAAAGTTAGCACTAGATTTCCTGATTTCAATTCGATTAAATTAAAACATCGTCGGTGCGCGTTCTGATAAACTCGTTATCCGACAAGGGCGGCTGCCAAAGCCGCTTGTCCTGTTGAAATGCCCGGCGTCTGTGCTGTGGCGGCGCGCGCCGGGCATCAACTGTTTATTTTGATATTTGACAACTTCCAGCGCCGCCAATTTCCCTTTCCGCCGAGAGCCGCGCCGAACGCACAGAACGCCCGCTTTTATCCGCGCTGCCTCGCGCTCGTGCCGTTCGCGGGTTTCGCGCCCGTATCTGTTTGTCAGGTCGCGCCGTTTATGCCATTTTTTGAGTTTTTCTTCGTTCATACCTTAAGCGCGACGTTTAACTCGGCTGGCGTCTTTGCTTCCAAAGCGCGCAGACGAATTTCAACGGCTTCGATTTGCGCGTGCGTATTTGCAAGCGCGCCCGACGCGATAATCACGTCGTTCGTCTGCCGTTCTCGCTGCCGTTCAAGCTGAAACTTGAGGCGCATCAAATCAAATCTGTTTTGCGTGTCCATATTTATTTTGAGAGCGCAAAAGCGAGCGCGATGATTAAACCGCCGCCGACGATTGCAATCAGTTCGAGAAAAACGCGCGGAAAATAAAACTTGTCGTCGCACGCGCTCGCCGTGATGTTTTCGAGAAACTGACGTTCGATTTCGATATTTGTTTTGTTCATTTGCTCCCCCAAATCGCCGCGCCAATCTCAGCGTTATCAAACAGAAACGGCGCGGCAATCAAAAAGGCGATTCCGAAAGCGCACACCATCAACAGAAAGCCGTCGAACGCGACTAGAATTATTGAAGCGAGAACGTTTAGTTTTAATTTTGTGTTCATATTTTTATTCGCTCGTTGAATTTCTGACTGCCTGTTAATCGTTTTCGATACATAATGAATCTTGCACGGTCGGTATAATTCAAAGTTCGGCATCCTACTTTTCGGGATGCCAATTTGCCCGCCAACCGTCAACCGTCGCAAAACCGATGACATTGGCGAGTGCGCTGAGTGCGCCGATAGTGACTTTGCTGTCGGCTTCTTTCCAATACCAAAATTCAGCCATTAAACAATCAATAATCTGCTCGGCTGTTACGGTTGCTCGCTCCGCGTTTTCACCACTTAATTTCTCGATGCGCGGAACGGTTCGCGCGCCGCAGGTTGGGCAATGTTCGTGTTTTGCGTTCGATATCACTTTGCCTCCCTTACAACTTCAAAATCTCGTTCAAGCATTCTTTGAACTTCCGTGTCCCAGACGTAAAGCCGGTTGTTTCGTTTTAGCAGGGTCAAACTTTGCGTGCCGTCTTTGCGCTGGATGATTGACTTTGTGCTTGTGCCGAGCATTTGGGCGGCGACGGCTATTTTTATCGGGCGGCGAAGTAATTTCATTGTTTTATGCCGCCTCGTAATATCGTTCGGTTTCCATTCGAGCCGCGACTGCGACGGCGCGCGAGTGAAGCTCGCCCATTCTTGAAGTCGTCGGGAAATTTAAGACTGCAAATTCGCCGTGTAGTTCTATTGCTTTTCTGTCATAGGCAATAGCGGCTTCCTCCCGTGTTTTAAAAGAACCGAGATTGTAATATCTGTTTTCCGACCTAATACCTGCGTAAAATGGAGCGGTTTTGGAAGTTCTACACAGTTTCACGCCACGAAATCCTGTTTTTGTGTTTGTGTGTATGCGGTTGTATTGGTTTTGACTTGGCGTTGCCAATCGAAGGTTGGCTCTTCGATTATCTAATCCATTGTGATTTATATGGTCAACTTGTAGGTTTTTAGGGGCATCCATAATAAATCTATGAAGGTAAACGGTGCGACCTTTAATGCGCCCTATCACATAAATGCTCGTAGTAACTGGATTTTTTTTGTTTATTAAAACGTGCCATTTGTAAGCCAAAACTTTTTCCGAATCTTCAGCATCAATTAAGGCGACATAACCTCGTGATAATGGAACTTCAATGATTTTTGACATTACGCCGCCCTCCGGTAATTTTTGTGTGCTTGATAACCCGCAATAACGTCGGGGAAAATTTCACGTCCGACTTTTTCAGCATCTACTTCGGCGACTTTTATTACGTGGCGGCAAGGCATAACTTTCGCGCCAGCCGGACAGTTGCATTTGGCGGTCGTTACCCGCTCGCCCGTTTCAAACGAATCTTCGACGCGGACGCGGTAAAGATGCGGCATACCTGAATCTCGGGTTACGGCTGAATAAACGCGGACGTTGCCGAATGATTCTTCAAATCCGACTTCGACCGCCGCGACGTGATTGCTCGCTAAGATTTCTTCGACTTTAGCTGTTGCGGCTTCAAAGGCGCGCGCTTTGAATGCGTCGGCGCATCGTTTGTGCTGACCACTGAACCAATAATCGTTTGCGCGGATGTCTTTGCGCTCCGCTTTGTCCGAAATGGCGTTCGCGTCGCCGCACACTAAGCAATAGCTGATTAAAAGATTGTCGGCGCTGTATGTTTCGATATGGTTTGTCATTTCTCTTTAACCTCTTTTTTATTTCGGTTTCATTCAACCGTTAAAACCGATGTGCAGAATTTTTTTGTAATTCCAACTGATTTCTAAACCACGCGAATTAGTCCATAAATCGAGCCAACAAATAGACAGTTTCCAAATTGTTAAGAAGCCTCTCTTTTTCATTGGTTTATTTGGCTAATGCCGTTTCGTTTTTCGCGTCGATAACGAGCGCGTGCGATTCGAGCAGAACGTGAATCACGTTTGAAACCGTTCGCGTTTCTTTGTCGGCAATACGCTTGAGAATCTCTTCAAGCTCAACCGGCACTTTTGCGCTGATTAACACTTTTCGTTCTGAATTTATGTTTTCCATATATTTACCCTTTAGTGTGTTTTTTGTCCACTAGAGAGGATATTACAGGAATGTTTTATGCTTGTCAACACTAAAATACAACAATTAACCACCACAGAGGATAAACACTATAATAGACTGTTTTCAAATAATAGTGTTATGACAGAAAAAATAGGCGATTTTGTTAAACGAATTCGCAATGAAAAAGATTTGACCGTTGCCGATGTGAGCAAAGCCAGTAACAGAAAAGGCGAATCTATCAGCACGTCCTACATAAATAAAATTGAAAACGAACCGAATGTAAATATGTCTTATCCAAAAATACAAGCATTAGCAAGAGGATTGGGCGTAACGGAAACAGAAATTATTTCCCGTATTTCTGGAATTAGACAAGACAGTAAAGGTGTTGATAAAGAAAAATTTGAAAATCTAGCGTTAAAATTCTCCGGCATTCCTTCCACCAAAAAAGAACGCGCGCAGGCTTTACTTGAAATGCTCGACCGGGAATTTGACAGGCTGGCGAATGAAAAATAAATGGAATTGCTCAAACCCACTGTTAAAAGAGCTTTGCCAAGTTGGAACAAACAAATTCACGGGGAAAACGAAGCGATTGTTTTTTGCGAAGAAAAAACGATTTTTACCAAAGAAACCGATTTGATTGACGATTTGGGCGAGTATCGAATTCATCAGGATAAACCTTGTATATTGATTCATTCATTTATCGAGAGGAATTATCGCGCTTGGGTTTATTTCCACGAAATCGGACATTATATTCTTCATCCGACTGAATGCGCTCAATTTTCGGACGTGGTAATAAAGCGCAAAATTGAAAAAGAAGCAAATTTTTTCGCAGCGGTCGCATTGATTCCGACATTTGTTTTGAGAAAAATGAAATTGGAAGAGATTCAGGAAGAGTTTGGTTATCCCCGCCGTCTGATTTTGCTGAGAAAATATATTTACGATAATCACAAAATTTAGAAAATGACACTTATAGAAAATCTCCAAAATCTTGCCGCAAAGACCGCCAAAATGTGCGAGCTTCTGCAAACCGAAGAAGCGACTAAAAACGCGCTTGTGATGCCGTTTATAAATGCTTTGGGTTACGACATTTTTGACCCAACCGAAGTTATACCGGAATTTGTGGCAGATGTCGGAATTAAAAAAGGCGAAAAAGTTGATTACGCGATAAAGAAAGAAGACAAAATAATAATGCTTTTCGAGTGCAAGCATTGCGGCGGCGATTTGAGCATCAGCCACGCTTCGCAGCTTTATCGTTATTTTGCCGTAACCGAAGCCCGCATTGCAGTTTTAACGAACGGCATCGTCTATCGTTTTTATACTGATTTGGAAGCGCCGAACAAGATGGACGAAAAGCCGTTTCTCGAAATCAATATGCTCGAATTGAACGAGCAGCTTGTCGGCGAGCTTAAAAAACTCACCAAACCAGCTTTTAATTTAGAAGAATTGATGACGGCGGCTGGCGAACTAAAATACACTCATCAAATCAAACGGCTTTTATCCGAGCAAATGGAAAATCCGACTGATGAATTCGTCAAGTTTTTTGCGTCCAAAGTTTTTAAGGGTGTGTTATCACCTGCGAGAAAAGAATACTTTTCCGACATTACAAAACGCAGTTTCAAGCAATTTGTAAATGAGCAAATAAATGACCGTCTGAAATCGGCAATGTCCGGCGAGCCAATATCAGAAACGGCTTTTTCGTCTGCCGCGCCTGAACAAATCGTCGATGCTCTGCCGTCAGAAGCGCAAAAACGTGAAGATTTAGTTAATACAACCTCTGAAGAACTCGAAGGATTTTATATTATTAAATCTTTGCTTCGTGATTTAGTTAATCCGGAACGAATCATTCACCGCGATACGGTAAGTTATATGGGCATTTTGCTTGACGATAATAATCGCAAACCGCTCGCGCGACTGCATTTTAACCGAACGCAAAAGTATGTCGGAATTTTTGACGAACAGCGGAAAGAAGAACGTGTGGCAATTCAAAACTTAAACGATATTTACCAGCACGCCGAAAAACTTCGCCGTGTTTTCGCGTTTTACGAAAACGAAAAATAGTTTATGAAAACCTTATTTTTAATTTTAGTTTTGAGTTTTTTCGCTTTTGGTCAAAAGAAGATTGTTAAAAAATCAGTAGTTCCGCGCGATACGATTCTTTATGAAGTATTAAAAAATTTAGCCGCCAAAAATGTTTGCGGAATGCCTCAGCCGGACGGTAAAGAAATTTATTCCGGCTCTATTGTAAAACGCTCGTTTAATGATTCGGCGGTTGCTTTGAATGGCTTCGTGTTGGCAGACGCGAAAGACCGCAGAACTTTTATTAACTTTGATGACGATTATATTAGCGGACGTGCGGCGTCGGCATCACGGGCTTTGTCTGATTATCTTATTAAAGGTGTTCGCGTAAAAGTGTTTGCTTATAGATGTGGACATATTTATTACGCATATAAAATTCAGCCGATTTAACTTTGGAGTTTAGAAGATGATTCAATGCCCTCAATGCGGCGCACAGAACCAAACCGGCGCGCGATTTTGTTCCGGGTGCGGCGTGCAGTTTGTTTTTCAGCCTTCGCCGACAAAAAAGAAAACCAATCATACGGGCGCAATTATTGCCGTTGCTTTACTCGGGATGTGCGCGATGTGCGGCATCATCGGAAAAATAGGCGATAAAGCGAATACAAATTCAGTTTCATCCAACGCCGTCGCTTTGCAATCAACGCCCGCGCCGACTAATTACGTAACCCCGCCGCCCGTCGTCAAAGTTACGCCGATTATAAGAGGCGCGATGCCTGCGCCCGCGCCTCTTTCATCGAGCGAGAACGCTTCGCCGCCTTCGACAAGGAAAAAGCGTAAAAAACAGGACGCGGTGAACGCAAACGATAATTCTTTAGGCACAAACGCACCCGCTTCAGTCTCATCCGGCTTCGAGAGCGGTTATCACGTCGGACCGCGCGGCGGTTGTTATACTTATTCGGCAAGCGGTAAAAAACGGTATGTTGACCACAGTTATTGCAGATAGACATTATGAAAACCTTAATTTTAATTTTAATTCTCAGTTTTTGCGCTTTCGGGCAGACGGATTTGCCGATTATGGGCAAACCGAGTGATTTGGCGGGCAAGAAAAAAGTGTATCTTCTCGCCGATACTACCGATTCGCGCGAGCTAATCAAAAAGGTTATAGACAAAAACAAATCGCTTGAAATAGTTTCGGATGCTGTTGACGCTGATTTTATTCTTGAATTCAAACAAATCAGTAAAACAACGCCCGCAAAAATCGGTATGGGAACTTTTACTGAAATCGCGGAAATGTCGGCGTATTTTTACAACTCCGATAAACGCAAAATTGTTGCCTGGTCCGAAACAAAAGACAAATATAAAAAAGGTTGGGGCGGCACAAAAAAAAATGAAGCGTATCTAACTACGCAATTTCTAAAAGCAATAAAATAAGCTACGAATTGCTGGTGTGCCGGAACAAGGCGAATCGGATGTGGAGTTTATAGAATATGAAAACATTACTTTTAATTTTAGTTTTGAGCATTTCAACTTTTGCGCAATTTGCAAAAGGCGATGTGGTCGTGCCGAAGTTTTCTCAAAATGTCGCAAAGTTCGACAAGATAAAAATATGGCAGGCAAAAGCGCAATACTCCGTTGCCGTAACCAAAGGCGCGGGCAATGATTACGTTATAAACGGCGACAGCGATTGGATAATGAAAGGCTTTCCTTTTATGGAAGTTTTCGAATTAAAAGAATTTGAAGCTTCAAAAAACAAACCTGCCAGAATTTTACTTAAAAATCCAACCGTGCAATTTGAAATAACCGTGTCCGCCGGTGTGAACGTTCAAGACGCGCTTTCGGCGATACTTTACAAAGGAACGCCTGACTCTTTTGCCGTAACGCCATATTTTATAGATGTTGAACAAAAGTTGCTGCCGATTACTTTTCAAGGCAAACTCGCTTCAATTCCGGTTGAAAAGCAAAAGCAATTACTGAAAGCCGTCAATTATTCGAGCAATGCTTTTATAACGACTGATTTTAAGGACAAAACATATCTTGAAACAAAGTTTTCCGATGGTGTGGTGTATAACACGCTTCAATTAAACGCCGTAGAACGAGCCGCAAGGCAAACCGAAAGCGCTATCAAACAACTCAAACTTTTGTTTGAAAAGACCGGCGCGGTAGAAAATATCGAAGGCATTAAACTTATTACCAGCATTTATTCTAAAAACTTTGTCCGTGAGAAATACGGCAACGGTCAAGAAGAAAGTTTTGAGATGTATGTATCTTTCGACCTTTTGAAAAAGTTTCTCGATGCGGAGATTACAAATCAGGATTTGGTTGACGGTTCAATTATTCTGGTTGACGGAAGCCGCGTGAAAATTGATTTAACTAATTTTAAGTAACTGCAATAAATAGTTTATGAAAACCTTAATTTTAATTTTGAATAAATAATGGCGAATTTGTTGAAAGTGAAGATGAATAAATAAAAAACGGAAGGATAAAAATATGGCAAACGAACAAACTTCAAAGAAAGTAGCTAAAAAGGCGTCGAAGATTTTGAAAGACCCGAACGCGAGCGATGACTGTCAATCGGTAGCGGGCTCGGCGTTGAATAACGCGCCGGACAAAAAGAAGCCGAAGGCGAGCAAGACGAGCAAAGCAAAGAAAGCTAAATAGCTATCTTTTAAGGGACAAGTCTTTTATTTTTATAACGGCAGCCTTCGGAATCGTCATATCGCCGCAGCCTTGAGATTTTCCCCCTTCAAAATTTACGTGCGATAAGTGCGGAACGACGACGAGACATTTTTTCGATTCAAAGAGCAGCCAGCCGACCGATTTGCAAATTACGGGTTCGACTTCCAAATCGTCTTGAACGGTCGCCCAATGAGACGAGCAGCCGCACGAATCGAGCCATTCGATATACACAAGGCGCTCTTTTCCTTTTGCCATAATGGAAAAATCATAACAAAAAGCGAGCAAATAGTGAACGATAAAAATGTCCATCACAACCATCTACTCGGAAAAGGAAAAACCCGGCTGGACTTATGACCGCAAAAAGAAAGAGTGGCGCGGCTACCTGCTCGACATCCTCTGCTTTGACGGCAAAAATAAACCCTTAAAACGAAAACGCATTCAGTATTCGAGCAAATCGGACGCCGTAGATGCCGAGCTTGAAATCGAGACGGAAAAGAAAAACGCCGCGTTCGGCATCTATAAAACCAAAGAAACACGCCGCATAACGCTTAAAGAATTATTCGATAAACGTCTCATTCTTCTAACCGAACGCAAACGGCGCGAATTAGAAAGGCGTGTCTTAAACCGCTTTGCCGACATTTGCGGCGAAGATTTTGCAGTCGAAGATTTGAAAACGTCTCATATCTACCGTTACGCCGAAACGCGCGCCGCCGAAAAAACCGCGCGGAACACTTTGCTGACGCCGCAGACGATAAACCGCGAGCTGACGATTATCTCGAGCGCGCTGCGGCAGTCGCCCCGTTTCTTCGCCGAGCTTGAAGACTACCAGCCGCCGCGCATACCGCGCCAAAAGGCGAAAGAAAATCGCCGCACGCGCACAACGACGCCAGAAGAAAAGATGCGCCTTCTCGCGTGGCTCGGCGCAAAGTTGCGCGACAACGAAACCGCAGCCTATTACAACGAACGCATCAAAATCTTTCACGCCCTGCGTTTTGCGTGGCTGACGGGCGCGCGCAAAAAGGAAGTCGCGCGGATACAATGGAAAGACTATGACGCGCGGCGCGACCGCTTGTCGGTTTATCGCTATAAAAATAAATTGATGAGCGTGTTTTCCCCCGTCCCGCGCAAAATCAAAGAATTGTTTGAAGAACGAAAGCCTTTCTCCGGCGGCGCGTTTATCTTTACCGAAGCGGGCGAGTTTAACAGCTACTTTGAATCAATTGTCGAAGCGGCGTGCATTGACGCAAATATCAATTACGGCAGATTTGCCGACGACGGCTTTACTTTTCACACTGCGCGGCACGATTTTATTACGAACCTTATTCAGAAAGGCGTCGACATCGAAACCGTGCGCGAGCTGGCGGGCATATCGAAATCGGAAATCCTGCTGCTTTACGCGCACGCGAGCGCGGAGACAAGAAAGCGCGCCGTTCTGATTATTGACGATTTTTAA